CACAGTGGTCAACAGGTGAGACATATTTGATGGGTAGTTCTTCTGATGCCCACCACTCTACCTGGGGATGCAGATCCAGTTGACGCATGACTTGCTGTTCCCAAGATGATCGATAGATGATCTGATGAGGGTTGCCTCGATACTTTTGAGGGTGCTTGGGGACGAATTTACCACGATAGGTCATATAAATAATCTCAGTTGTATTTATTACAAGGACTCTACAATGTCTGAACCCAATCCAATTAATCCGCTGTTTGCTGAAAAGGGAACAGGGGCACTGAGTGATTTAGAAGCAAGTAAGTTTAAGTATAGCCAACTCAGATATCCACTTGATGTTGATAGTAATAAACGTTTTTCGTACTGGATGCAGTTTAATGTTTTAATGAATATAGGTAGTAAATATGTTGAACAATTAAGTTTTGGTGATACCAAAGTTAGCAGTGAAATGCAATTAGCACAAGATAAGTTCTGGGAAGGACGCAAAAAGCCCATTGAGGATTTGTTGCACAAATTGAGGCTTTCGTTCTTTGACCCTCATCAATATGATCAGGGGAGCAATTTGGACCTTAACTCTGATCAAATTACTAAAATGTTCAGACCTCAAACTATTAAAACGAAGCAAAGTATTTTTTTATATATGCCAGATACGTTGAATTGGAGTTTTCAAAATAATTGGGACGAGATTAATGTTCAGGAGGTCTTGGGAAAAGCTGGAATGGCATTAGAAGCCGTAATGGCTGGAGCAAAATTCACTAGTCAATTACGGCAGGGGGGAGGGGTGTTTGATAGCTTGAAAAATGCATTTAATAATGGCGGGAAGGCACCGATTGCAGAAGCTCTTGGCAGTTTCTTTGGTGGCGGCGCCGAGGGCAGGTCAATGGGGCTTTCTGCGGTTGGATATGCCTTTAATCCTGGAGTTGAAGTTTTATACAAATCACCTACATTACGTCAATTTCAATTTGAGTTTGTTTTTGCTCCTCGTAACAAAAAAGAAGCGGAGGCTGTTATTGAGATTATTCAAATGTTCAAGTTCCATTCAGCGCTTGAAACTCCAAGCGGCGGAACTGCTATAGGAAGATATTATATTCCTCCGTCTCAATTTGATATTGAATTTCATGGGCGTAATGGGGAGATTTGGCAATTAGGAAAAATTAAATCTCATTGCGTCCTCAATAACGTGACTGTGAATTATGGACAAAGTGGAAGATTTGCAGCTTTTGAAGATGGTACTCCTACAAATATTCAATTGCAATTGAATTTTCAAGAAACAACCTATGTCACTAAAGAAGATGTGGAGCGAGGCGTCTAATGTCTATTCGATATTTCAGTAATTTTCCCATCATGACATATTCATTGGATCCGTTAGCTACGAACTTTCCTGATTTACGCACGAATATTTTTCGCCGTGTCGGTTTTCGCGAAACTGTTAGCGAAAATGCTCAACTGTTTTATCCGTATAATATCAAAGAGAGTGATTTGCCCGAAATTATTGCAGATAAATTGTATGGAAGTGTGGACTATTATTGGGTGGTGACTCTCTTCAACAATATTATAGACCCCATTATTGACTGGCCAAAAACTTATCAAAATTTTCAATCATATATTATCCATCAATATGGATCGATAGCAGCAGCCAAAAATCAAATTCATCATTACACAAAAACGATATCAAAGGTGAACAGTGTGGGTAATTCAAAGTCAGCGACTTATATTATTGATCTGACTACCTATAATTCATTGACTTCGGTTGTGCCCCAATCTTTTGCATTCTCTAATGGCTCTACTGTTACTGTTACAACCACTCGCGCAAGCGTATCGAGTTATGTTTACGAAGAAACACTGAATGAGAGCAAACGTAACATTCGACTTTTAAAACCTGATTATCTTCCATTAGTTAGATCAGAACTTATAAAACTTTCTGGGCGTTGGTCCGCATAGTATAACTATATTATGGTGCAACTTAAAGAAAAGGTGTTCAATAAATAATCATGAATATTCAGTTAGCAACTGATTATAATATCATTGCGGCAAGTATTATTAGTAGTACTGGCGATGTGATGGATATTCGAATGATTTTGGATGAAATTAATATTTATGAAGACATATTGAGCCCGGTAATTACTGGCAACATTGTTTTACATGATTCAAATGATTTTATTAATAAATTGCCAATCACAGGATTTGAATATTTCAATTTGGAATTTGAACAACCATCAGGCAGTCAAAGATATTCAAAAGTTTTTCGCATTTATAAATTATCAGATAGAAAGAGCATCAACGCACAAAATGAAATGTTTGTTCTTCATTTTTGTTCCGAAGAATTGATTATTAATGAATTGTGTCGCGTATCAAAAACGTATCAGAATAAAACCATTGATAGTATTGTTCGTGATATTGCTCTCAATTATTTAAAAATTGATTCAAAAAAAATTCCAACATCTCAAATACATCCAACAGTAGGCACTCATTCTATTGTTATTCCTAATTGGCATCCATTTTTTGCGATTAGTTGGTTGAGCCGAATGGCAATACATTCTATCTATTCGAGTCCATCTTATGTTTTTTTTGAAGATCGTGATGGATTTCATTTTACGCCACTGGAACTCTTGAGCCAGGAAACACCTATTAGAGATGTATTAGTATCACCGAGAAATTTAGGATTTGAAACAGATAAATCAGAACCTGATCTAGAGACTTCTAGAAAAACGTTGTATGAATGGGAAATGCCATGCGGATTTGACATTATTCAAAATATTTCTTCTGGAATGTATTCCGGATCTGTGATTACAATTGATCCTGTTCGTCAGCGAATAGGATCCATGAATCTCAGTTCGTCGGAAATGTTCAAGAAAACCAAACATCTAAATGATAAAAATATGACTAGTAATCTTATGACGAGACGTGGCACAACTCTTGAAGGTGAATTTAATTCTCTTTTGAGAATGTATCCAACGACCTTGGGACATGATAACTTGAAATATGGAGGTCTCAGTGGAGTGGCACTTCCAAATAAAGTTGAACAGTGGCTTATTCAACGTAATATGTATTTGTCGTTGCTTCATTCTTCTCGCGTTAATATTTCTATGCCTGGCGATACAGAGTTTCGTGTAGGACAAGTTTTAAACGCAAAATTTCCATCGTTTATCATGCCTGATATAACAGAAAAGCAACTTGATAAATTGTATAGTGGTAAATACTTTATTGCCGCTCTTCGTCATTCACTCAATCGTCAGACCCATATGTGTTATTTGGAATTGGCAAAGGAATCAACTGCAGTTTCTTATCCACAGGCACTTAATACTTCTGAATTAATTAAATCTGCAATAAGTATCTAATGTTACAAGAATCAAATTACATGGGTTATGATGGGTTTGTATGGTGGGTTGGAGTGATAGAGGATCGTCTTGATCCACTCAAACTGGGTCGGTGTCGTGTTCGCATTGCTGGCGCACATACTGAAGACAAGACTTTGATTCCTACTTCTGAATTGCCTTGGGCGCATCCATTGATGCCACTCACTAATTCATCTATGTTAATGTTTAAAGAGGGTGACTATGTGATGGGCTTTTATTTAGATGGACCTAATGCTCAACATCCCGTGATGATGGGAATTTTGCCAGGCATTCCTGATCGATTATTAGATAAGACTGTGGGGTTTTCAGATCCACGAACTGATGATCAATTAAAAAAATCTCCGAGACCACCTCAAAAATTAGAATCTACTCCGATGTCGGGAGTTAGAATTCGCGAATTTCCCAGCGCTCAACGATATCCAAATGTGATCAATGAACCGACAATCAGTCGTTTGGCAAGACGTGAGCAGATTAAAGAGACTATCGTTCAAGCTAAAAAAGACTCTAGAGTCAAAAATGCACCAACAACTTATGCGCGAACATTCAATGAACCTCTAAATCCTTATTTTGCCAAATATCCTTATAATAAGGTAATTGAAACAGAATCAGGGCATTTATTTGAATATGATGATACTCCAGGAGAAGAGCGGATTCATCTTTATCATCGATCTGGAAGTTTTATCGAAATGCACAACGATGGCACAGTGGTGGTGAAAACAAGCGGAGCTGGTTATGAGTTCGTATTAGCCGATAAGCAAATTTACGTGGCAGGTGATTGCAATATTACATCATCTCAAAACATCAATATTAAAGCTGCCAAAGATATTGTGATGG